TTTTCATTTATTAATTTCTGAGTATATCAAATCCTGATTGTCAAGAATATACTGCAATCCTATGCTCTTCACATGTAAATATTTATCTTTCTTATCTTTCTTTTGTTTTTTATCTTCTGGGTCAGAATACTGATCCACAAAGGAAGAGTAAAATCTAGAAAAGTTTTCAATGGTTTTTCTTTTGAGTTGTTTCACTCTTACATGTTTTTTATAAATTGGAATCAACTCTTTGAAAAAATCTTCCATCAGGATTCAAGTAAACTAAAAAGACCTCTTTCATTATTTACCTCAACACCACATTCTTCAGTAAACTTCTCAAGATCTCTTCTAGAAGGATTAGACATTCTTTCCCTTGCCATAGCATGATAATCATCAGAAAGATCAAACCCAATATAATCATGGCCAAGAAGAGTAGCAGCAAGACCAGTGGTTCCTGAACCACTATAAGGATCAAGAACAACACCAGGAGATTCCATCACTGCTTGAATGCATCTGAGAGGAAGAACAATAGGAAATGGAGCAGGATGAGGATTCTTCATCTCTGGACCAAACTTCCAAACACTGCCATAGTTTACAGATCTCCTAGGAAGTTTGGGACGCTTTGCTCCTTTGCACAACCAATAGATTCTCTCATCAATCTGAGTAAATCTGTATCCAGAAATCTCAGGACCACTGCCTCTGTTCCAGATAATCTCTTCTCTGATGTGCCACTTAGTTTTAGGCAACCATGCCCAAGGAGAAGTTGCATTACCCTCCAGATATCTGACTTTATGATTATAGAAAAGAGAACCACCTTCTTTAGTTTTATCAAACAGAACATTCAGAAGTTCAATCTGTTGCTCCTGATAAACATCTTCTGGAAGTGAGTCATCAAACTTATCATATTCAATTTTACGAAACAATCCACCACCAATCTTCTGTTTGTTGTATGGTGGTGAAGTTACAGTACAATCAATGGAGTTGTCATCAAGTTGTTTTGCCAACTCAATGCAGTCTCCAGTCCTCAAGTCAATCATAAGGTCTCCAGTATTTTACCAGTATAGCACATCACTGGACTTTGATAAAGGGTCCAGAGAGGTCAGCTTGACTAATGTTCATTTTTGATGATAGGAAGTACGCATGAGTGATAAGTTCTGCTAATTTATTTTGCTTTTTTGCTTCAATAAACATTTTCATATATCTAAGAATTCTAAGTTTGCTTCTTAGTTTAACTGCAAAATTTTTACCTGAGGGATTTGGTGATTGTTCATCAAGAAGAAATGCTTTTTGAATAAACTCTTCTGGAGTACAAACTTTTCCCATGTAAGAAATTTTACCAAAGTCTTTAGATATAGTTCTATCAGAAACAATATCTGAAAAATAGTCTTGCCAATATTTTAAATGGGTAGCAGTAAATTTTCCATTCAGGGGTATATTATAATTAATTTCTTCCCCTGTATATCTCTTAACTAACTCTGCCATTTTAGGAGCAGGAATTGCTCCGTTTCTTGCAGTAGCATTTACATATTTTCCTTTGTTATTAGCAACTCTATCTCTAGGTTCAGTTGCATGAGCAGCAGTACTAGAAACTTTACTCTCCCAAAAATATCTTTTAATATATTTTCCTGCTTTGAATTGAGCTTCAAATGTTAAAGAGTTTCCTGCAAAATCATTATCCCCACCTCTCTTAGTAATTTCCATATAGGTGAACATATCACCTATGAGATCACCTTCATGAACTTCAATACCATCAGGTCCAACATCTATATTAGTTTCATAGACATGAGATTCTGGTTCTGCCTTTGTTGGTTTTTTAAGAGAAATGCCAAGAAGAGTTTTGCTTGCTAAAAGTTGACTTAGATAAGCATTAACAGTTCCAACAAATACTTCAGGAGCAGTAGTTCCATCTGAAAATTCTTTCTTAAGAAGATCAACCATGTCCTTTACTTTTCTTTCTTCACCAGACTTTATCATGTAGACATCAGTGGTATTCCAACTATCTTTTTTCCCAGTAAAAAGTTGTTGTTGGGGTCTATTAAAACTAGACCAAATATAATCATAAATGTCTGTTGTTTTTGTTGCAGGTAAAGTTTTTGTGGACCCACCATATCTGGCATACTTCCAAGAAGTATCTTTATTGCCCTCAGTATGACCAAGATACTTAATTAATGCTTTTGCCTGCTTTAGCAATCCAAGATACCATTCAGAATCCATATTTGGAAATTCTGTTTTTAGATCATTGTACAGTTCTAGGTCTTGGTTTGGAGTTAAATCAGCTCCTCTTTCTATAGCATGATAGAAAACAACTATAGAAGCTGCTTCAAAAAGATCTGTTTCAGTTGCCATCTATTTTAGTTTATAATTATCTATCGTCTTCAGAACGATTTTCAGAATAGAAAACATCAAAAGCGCCACCAGGATAACGCTTCTCAAGTTTCTCTACATTCTTTGCAATCACCTGATCAATAGGAGTTTCCAGTGCAATACATGCTTGCATAACATACCACATCAAATCACCAAGTTCAGTGAGAAGGTGGTCTTTATTATCTTCATTCCAGGGTTTACCTTGGAAGATCATCTTCTTAACAATTTCCAGGAACTCACCACCTTCAGCATTGATGCCAACTCCAGCAGTGAGGAGTCTTTCAATGTTAGCACCTTTACGATCCAATTCAACAATGCGATCAGAGAAAGCAACAAAGTCTCTAGATGCATCAGAAGTTACAGCATCTACAAATTGTTGGTACTTATTAAAATCAACTTGTCCAGTCATTAGAATTTAAAACCTGCGAATTTACTTTGTTTTGGTTCGTCATCATTAGTATACTCTTCTTCTTGCCCAGAGTCAAGAATATCATCCTGTGCTTTTTGTTCACAGTCATAGAGTCTCATCTTTGCCCTATCAATACCAACAATGAACCTCTTGTTGATAGTGGGATCATTATATCTATTCTTCAATTGTTTCACCATAATCTGACCCAGTTGTTCCAACTCTTCTGTACTAATAAGGGCAAACATAAGATCAGCAGTAGCAGGGAGACCAAAGGACTCACTAGTATCAGTAAGTTCAACATCAGAATTCCCATAACCACTCCTAGTGGTTTGGGTAGCAGAGACAATGGGAACATTGAATTCCACTGCCAATCCACGTAACTCTTCTGCAATTGCCTTAACATACGAATAAGAATTGACAGAGAAGTTTGATTTGTACCTAGAGGACCCACAAATGTTAAGGTAATCAATAAAAATAATATCAGGTCTAAATGACTTCTTGAGAGATAATTCATTGAGAAGAGACTTAAAGTGACCCACATGTGCTGAAGCAGTTGGATACTCTTTAATAATTAGAGTGCCCTGAGTCTTCTTGGCAATATTATTTACCTTTGTATCAAACATTTGCTTAGGAAGATCTGCAATGTCCTTAATGTTTACATTCAGGAGGTTCGCATCAATTCTTTCAGCAATCCTGTCCTCTGCCATTTCAAGTGTAATGTAGAGAACATTGCGTCCTTGCAAGAGGATGGAGCTAGCCATGTGGCACATGAATAGACTTTTCCCGACACCTGTACCAGCAAGAGCGATGTTGAGAGTCTTATTAGGGAGACCACCTTTTGTAATCTTGTTGAAGTACTCAAGGTCAAATGGGATTTTGTCTTCTTTTCTGTGATAAGATTCATATCTTTGTTCGTAGTCATTAAGGTAGTCATGTCCAATATGGTTGTCAAAACTTACAGCAAGTGCTTGCTGAAGGATAGATGGGATTGCATCTCTTGATTTCTTCTCATCTTGACCATCTGCAATCTTAATTGATTCCATCAATGCAAGATAGATTGCTCTATCTCTACACCACTTTTCAGTAGTATCAATTGCCCAGTTATTTTCTACTGGAGAATCATCAAGTTTGGAAACATAATCACAAATGGTTTTGTAAGTATCTTCACTGATATCAGTTCTTTTCTCTGTTTCAATCAAAAGAACTTCTTTAGTTGCAAGATCATCATAGGACATGATGAAGTTACAAATCTCTTCAAAAACTACTCTCTCATGAAAGTTTTCAAAATATTCAGTTTTGATAAAAGGCAAAACTTTTCTGCAATAATCATTATTAAAAAGAAGGTTTCTGAGAATTGTAGTTTCTATTTTTTCCATCAATTGCTCCTAAGGATTTTTCTTATGATGGGGGATATCAAAAACAAAAGTAATTCTTGGAACATCCCCTATATTCACTGCACTATGCAACATTTTATTATTAAACCAAAATAGTGTCCCTGGTTCTACAATGATACTTTCATCTCCCACAGTATACTTGTATTTTCCCTGAATGGAAAGATGGTATCTATCTTTTGTAAGATAGTAAGTTCCTTCATCTATATGAAATCCAACCTCTTGTCCAACAGGAAGTTTAAGAAAAGCACACCTGCGATACTTTTTAAAATACTTATTTAA